GTTACCCATTGCTTCTGTTGTTGCATATCCACTCAAGTCAATGTTGGGATTGAAATCGGCAAATTGATTAGCCACTGATTCTGTTGTTGCATATCCACTCAAATCAACTGGGTTATAATTGGCAAGTGCTTCAGCCACTGCATTAGCCACTGATTCGTTAGTGGCGTAACTACTTAAATCAATTTCAGGGTTGTAATTGGCAAATTGATCTGCTACTGATTCGGTGGTTGCAAGCCCGAGCGCATTAGCTACTGCCCCCGTGGTCGCGCCCGCGTCAGCAACCTGGCCAGTTGGTAGACCTATCCCAGTCTGATTAGCGAAGTCCTCAAGGCTTGATCTTATGTAACGATTGTCCCCGCTGAAACCAAACCCGCCCACGTCCTGCACCATTTCGTTTGTGTTTGGGTCGTATGTGACTGACAGCCCGAAAGTTTGTGCCGCCTGGCTATTGTTATATTGTTCAGCCAGAGCGTTGGGATCAAAATTGCTGACCCCTTGCTGGGCTGATGTGTCACTGGGAACCTGGCCAGCCGGTGCGCTGGTTGCGTAGCCGCTTAAATCAGTATCTGGGTTGATATTAAAACGATCCAGCACATCTTGAGGGGGCATCGTTCCGCCGGCCAGTATGGTGTCAATCATCGCCTGCCTAATAACGTCATCGCCTATTTCTACATTGATGTCCGGGCCAAAATCCCCCGCCAGCGCCGATTCTGTGTTTGCAAACCCACTCACATCGGACGGATTATAGGTGGAAGGTTGAGTAGTCGGTGCAGTGGTTGCAGTGGTTGCGTAACCACTATAATCGGCATTAGGGTTGATATTAAAACTATTTGCTATTGGCGTTGTCGTCGTTGCATAACCAGAACCAGATATTGGGTTATAATTTTCTACCGATTCTGTGCTCACAAACCCGGCAACAGGGTCAATGGGGTTATAATTGACAAGCTGATCAGCCGCTGATGCATTTGTTGCATATCCACTCGAATCAATTTCAGGGCCGTAATTGGCAAGCTGGTCTGCCACCGGTTGGGTGGTTGCATAGCCGCTTAAATTGGGTGTGAAGTTAGCAAGCTGGTCTGCCACCGACTGAGTGGTTGCATAACCGCTTAATTCGGGTGCGAAGTTAGCAAGTTGGTCTGCTACCGATTGAGTGGTTGCATAACCGCTTAAATCGGGCGAAAAGTTAGCAAGCTGGTCCTGTGTGATGAATTGTGAATAGTCAACCGGGGTCCTCGTTGCGACATATGAATCAATTGGCATCGACGTTGCTGCAATATATGAATCATTGGGCGTCACCGCAATATATGGATCAGTGGGGAATGGCATGGCCCCCAGCCCGGAGGAGGCACCCCGAGCAGGCTGTTGTGGTAGCGGCCAGCTACTCCAATATCCGGTGTCTGGTTGCTGTACGACCTGCGGGCTCCCGTAGAAATCGAGTGCTGTGGGGGGCATTGGCATCGGACCAGGCGCCTCCTCAGTGGTGGTGTTAGATCCAAGCAGTGTTGGACCGCCTGGCACACCCCCTGGCCAATAGTCGGACCAATTCAGGTTTTCGGCGATCTGGGTGGCAGACTTACCCATTGGTGGCCCCCGGTGCGGCAATTATATTGTTCATTCCGATATCTCCTTCGCCATCGTCGTATGGACGGGCGTGTACCCAATGTCTGCAAGTGCTCTGATCCAGCCCTTACGGCCGCTCAGCGTGATATGCTTGCAGTCCAGCTGCTTTCCAAATTCTCTAAAGGTCTCGTCCATATTCTTAATCTCTTCAAGATCGCCGGCCGCCAGAAAAATGTGTAATGTGCGCATTTTTGGGTAGCTCACGATCTGAGTAACCACACAACTCAGCCTCGCGGGCCAGAACTGCATTGCCCCGGTGGCAACTTCTGCAACTACATCTTCAAAATCATGCGTGCCGCCCGAATATTCAAGTGCTGAGTTGAGCAATATTCGATAGGGTAGCATCGCCTCCAATGCTGTTGGCGCGACCTGGCTCATAATGCAGTTGCCCCTACGTTGCCCGAATTGTCCACCGTTATGCTATAGCGTGTCCCATCTGGACTCTTGAGCACCAGCCTTGCGGCGCCCACTTCCAGGTCCTGATTTTTCTTGTGGTTAAGCGCATCCGCTTGTTCAATGGCCAGGTTCATTTGCCCAATATTCTGTTGGTTGTAGTCAATGGTTGCGGCTGGCAAAATCATCGCCCGCTCCCTTCCACAACGTCAAGCCGCATCGTCCCTGCTCGCCAATCTGTGGCGACGTCTCCAGTAATGCGCATACTCACCTCACGTCCCTGGAACCGGACGCTGGTCGGGTTAGTCATTGTGAATGGCCCATAGCTCACCTCTGACCCATTTGGATAATTGCGCGTTTTAAATGTGGCTGTCACATCCCCCTGAGTCTTCTCGTCAGGAATTAATGACCGGGCTACCACAAGACGATCACCGGACCCGATTTGCATGGGGCCGCTCTCGCAAAAAACGGTGGCAGAGTCATAATCGAAACCAACCTCATGCTCGTAAATATAACCATCCGAGCTCACATAATTCGGGTATACATAAACGCCAACATCAGCGCCTGCTGTTCTCGCAAGCGCCCCGATCATCCAGTAATTTTCTCGGTAGTTCCAAGCCACATATCTGTTGTTCTCGAGACTGTTGCTGCTAGGATAGAACCACCAGACCTCGCTAAACTTTGAATTCAAGACGCCATAAACTTTACTGCGCTGAGCCTCGTTGATATCCGAGAAAACGTAATCACCAACGGTGCTGGGAAGTGTGCTCACCGCACCATCATAGATATGAAATGAATTCGTGCCCATCCAGACAGCAAACTGATCTGCCCGGACGCAGGCATTCGCGCTTGCAACGCCGCAGCCGGTACCGACCTTCTGAAAGCCATAGACGTATGGTGGCCCTTGGTACCTGGCAACATGAGCATCAATGTTTGTTAGGATCAGTGTCTCACCGCGCATGCTGATCGCGCTGACAATATTGCCGCCTGTTGCAAGCGTAAAACCGCCTGCCTGGTTAGTTGCTGCGGCCGCCCAGAGATTATTATTTTCCTGGTCCGACCACTCAACCCTGTTGCCTTCCCCGCCAGCACCCAGCGCGAAAAGGAATCGCTCGTCCGTGCTAATAATGGCGTTGCAATCAGTTGGTGCATTACTCAGCACTGCCGCGACAGTTCCCGTATCATTTTCCCATTGATAGATCTTGCCATCTGACGTTGCACAACCGATTGCATATTCTCCCCAGGTATCAATTGACCATGTCGTCGCAGGCGTGTAGGTGCCGCTGTCGGGGCGTGGAGTGCCGTAAGTGCTTGCGCCCCAACCGAGGGCGCCCCATCCAAGATTCTGCACTCCATCTGCATCTCCAGCGGTAAAACCAGTGGGGGTGATGTCGTATAGAGCAAACGCCTCGTCGATGGCATAGAGTTTACTCTGCGTCCCGGCGACTGTTCTCCTATCGCCGCTATTGTCCCGATAGTTGACGATTTTGCGACACACACCAGTCATCGCCGACGTGGTCTTCGTTCTCCAACCACCAATCGGCTGCATGCTGTCCTCGTACCACCTGACCAAATTACTATCGTTCCAGGCATTTGCCTGCTGGTAGTTGGTGCCATTTCTGACGATGCCAGGGGCGAGATCCAGATTGATTAACATCAGTAGCTCCAGATCGCGGGTGAAGGAAAATTCGGTGCCTGATCCAGATGGATGAACCGGGCATCGCCCGACTGCGCCACACCGATTCTTTTGATGCCAAATTTCATGGCAGTCTCAATGAGATCGAGCGCCTGGGCACCGCTGAGTGCAATGTCGCAGGCCCAGCCAGTGGTATGAGCGCCTTTCACTTTTTTCGATTTTTCCAAGTCGTGCTCCGCGCAGCGGTAGCCAGATGAGATGATCAACGGGAAACCATCCCCTGGGAGCTCGTCACGGATCCTGTCCATGGTCGCAGAAAACTCAGGCTGAATTCCCTCTTTGCCACAATGCTGGCACCTGAATTCATCTTCGTGGAACCATTTCACTTGCCAACTCCCTTCAATCGTTCCGCGCTCCTGGCACCAGCCAGGCCGAGCATCCCGAGCAAAACGGGCATCATCGTCCCCGTATCGGCTTGCGGTACAACCACACCAAAAGCCGCCGCAATTGGCGATATCAAGAAATTCACACCAAACCCGAGCACGCAAACCCAAGCACATGCTGGCCGCCAAGACGACTGAAACCAATGTCCCTGCGCCTCGGCCTTGTTGAGCTCAATTTGAGCCAAGGCCCTGGCCTGTGCTTGGGTTTCTGCGAGCGTGCTCAGTTCAAAGGCTATACGGGCGCGTTCGTCCGCGTCGGGGATAACCTTATCGAGCAGGCTTGTCACTGGCCCCAATAGGGCATCAAGCATCCCCATCAGTTCACCTGTTCATCCTGTTCATCCTGTTCATTCTCAACCGACTGGAGTGAATTCTTGATGCTCGAGGCATAGGCATTGATCAGCAGATGCAATTCCTGCTGCTGCAGTTCGGCCTGACCTAGCTGATTTTTCAATTCGACCAGGCGGTTCACCAGCACCTGGCCCTCGTGACCCAGGTTGTCAATTTCAATTTCTTCGCCATCAATTACTAACATTTCCATAGTGTCGCTCCTCATGTTTTAAATTAACTTTCGTTTGACTTCTTTTTGTTGATAAGTCCTTGCACCGTGTCTGTCTCCCATATCCGGATCAATGTCCAGATCAATGTGAGCAGCGCGGCGATTGGTGGCAACCACCCGGCTAATGCTCCGACTGTCCCGCTTATCGCAAACGCGTCTACTGCTGTTTTGGCTTGCTCATCCATATGCATCAACACTCTCGTCCGTTTTGTACCGAGGTTATTCTCTAGGCCGCCCAAGGAACCCCTTCAGCTTCAGTAGCAGCAGCATCAATTTGATTCTGAACACGTTGAGTGCGATTAGCTTCTACACGAGCTTTTGCCTCGTCAGCAGTTTCTTCGCCTTCTTTCAAACTTTCATAAATCCAATTTAAAACGTCAGGCTCAGTTAAGTCGTCATAGGGTATAAAATCGGGAGCAGATGCATCATAAGTACAGATGAGCTTGCCGCCTTCTACTGCTGAGTAGGATGGTGTTCCGTCTGATGCCGCTACGCAGCTCCAGTAAACTTTCACCACACCT